GCCGCCGCTTCATCGACCCTAAACCCGAAATCCCCGCCGTACCAGATTTGGTCAAATCCGTGTTCCGGCAGGGGGACGATATCCCAATTAAATATTTTCCCTTTCGGCTTGGCCCAGAATCCCTTGAGGAAAATCTCCCGGTGTGTCGGGTCCTTCAGCTTCATTAAGCGCCTGAGATAATTCCTCCGGACCTCTTTGATCGGGTTGTCCAGAATCGTGCTGTGGTGGATGTATGAATCCGGGTCTTTTCCCGGGCCGGTGACGGGCTCATTCCCGACAAAATAATCCTCTTTGATCCAGGGGGCCTCCGCTTCGTCCGGGTTAAAGCTGCCGATAATTTGCTGGTAGTGGCCGGTTTCCTCTCGGAGGATGAGGTCGACTCCGATGAAATCCTCCCGGCTGAATTCCGTTAATTCCTCCAGCACCAGGCCGGTGCATCGTTTGAATGATTTGATTTTCTTCGGGTCATCCAGGCCCCCAAATTGGACGATGTTTTTCTTTCCGGTTTTGCCGCTGGCAAATTCGATGATCAGGTCTGTTTTGTTTTCGCCATAGGCGACCCCTTCCTCATCGAGGAATTGCTTAAATGCCGCCCAGGTGCTCCGCTTGGCTGTTTGCCGGACCTTCCTCAAAACGACAAAATTATGATCCCCTTCCTCCCAGCAGCGTATGAATAATTTCCTGCCCCAGAATTCTGATTTCCCGCTTCCCCGGCCGCCCACCAGAAGAAGATATCTATATTTGTTTTCGAGCAGGGGCATAAAAGAGGCGGATAAAGTTATCCCGACGGGCTCTTGTTCCCCGTCTTTCGAATTTAAAAGATATTTCATGCTCGCGTCCTGTCTTTCGAGCCTATCCCTGGCGATCCGGACTAATTGGAATAACTATTTTTTTAGCCTGCAGTAAACTTATATGGTTCTGTTTTTGGTCGATTATTTTTTTGGCTGTATAATTCGTTCTATTGCCCTTTATTTGGTCCACTATTTTTTTGGCTGCACTAATTTCTGTAGTATTCGCTTTTTGGCCCATTATTTTTTTCGGCCCACTAATTGGGAATCCTCCTCGCGTGCTGTCTTTCGAGGTCAAATACATCCTGGATGTTTTTTCCTCCAAACGGAAAGGCCGAGACCCTGGTGCGCGTCCGGTCTTTCGAGCCCGGAGCCGGTCCCCTGGACTGATTTGAATAACTATTATATCTGGCCCATTAATTCGTGTAGTATCCCGATTTTGGGTCGATATTTTTCCGGCTGCACTAATTCGTTTATTGTCCTGTTTTTGGGCTATTATTTTTTCGCCCCCACTAATTCGTGCAGTGTTCGGTTTTCGGGTCATTATTTTTTTGGCCGCATAATCCGGGTAGTATTCGCCTTTCCCCTCCATTTTGGCAGGCCGGTCGGCGCTGCTGTCCATCCCGATTATCGCGAGTCGCCCTCGGGACTTCTAGCGTCTTCGCCGACCGGCCGCCTATCAAGCAAAAGGAGAAAATCACAAAAGGAGGGGAGGTGTTTGGGCGACCCGCGTGTCATTCCGTCAATGCCTCTTTATTTATTTCGTCCTCAAACTCTTTTAAAAATTCCGTGTCATCTTCCCGGGTGTGAACAACCGTTATTTTTATCTCCCGGGCTATATTCATCTGGCCCCTGAATTCCTATTCCGCCCGCTCAACATATCCCCGGTCCTTCCCCTTTGTTCTCAGGTGGAATTGGACCGATGGGGGATGCCCGGCCGCGATCAGGTTGTAGTGCTGGGTTTCGGCCATGTCGGTTAAGGCCTCATCCTGCGCCAGGATCTTCTCTCTGAAATCGGGGTCATTTTCCATCCATCTTGTAAATGTTTTCCTGGCCATTCCAAGTTGGTTGCAGATATGCGAAATATTCCCTTTTGCCTTAAACCAATATTCAATAAAAAAGTTCTTTCTTCTCCTGGTTGTCATTCCCCAGGGCTTCCCCGGTTTTTGGACATTTCGGACATTTCCGTCGATCATTTTTCAGATCCTCTGAGGGGCTTTTCCCTCAAGAAATCAAAAACCCACGGTCGATCAAAGGCCAACTTCGGGAGTCCGCCGTAATTCCCGACTGCTTCGACCGTTGCGTAGAGAAAAGCCTTATATTTGATCGATAAAATGACGAGCCCTCCGCCCCATTGGACCATGAATTGGTCCCAGGCTTCCGGCCAGGTCTTCCGGAGGATTCGGTACCGGCTGTTGTTATATTGCGCTCCCCCTCCGCAAAAAACGCAGCCGATGTGTTTGGCTCCGCGTGCCCGTGCCGGGTGTTCTGGGAGGTCCTCGGCTATGCGGTAGGCCGTGATGTCCGCGTCTTCCCAGCCAATGAGCGGGTTCGCTATCCACATCCGGTCCCGTGCCTGCAGGAAGATCGCTCCGTCTTTGAAAGTCCGGAATCCCCGGAGCGCGTCATCTTGCTGTCCTCGCTGGCCGGTCAATTGTACGCCGCATCCGAGATTCCTGGTCATTGTCCGTGCGGGGTTTATTTTCATGGCCCTGCAACATTCCGAAACATTGCACTTGAATCCGGCTCCGGCGTTCGTCTGGTTCCAAAGGCGGGCGGGCTGTTTTCCGAGCATGGGCCATCCTGTCTTCTGCCATTGCTGGAGGGGGGTCCTGGTGGCCTTGGCGATCCGGAGCGGGAGCCCGCGTGCCTCCGCTGTTTCCCGTATGTAGGTCCTGGTTTCGGGGTACTCCATTTGGGAATCGGCCCAGACGACCGTGATGTCCCTTCCTGTTTTGGCCGCCAGGTCCAGGAGGACCATGCTATCGCTTCCTCCGCTGAAAGCCAGGGCCATTTTCCCGTGAGCGGCGGCCTGCTCAATTATCTCCAGGGCGTTGTCGATCTTTTTCTGGGCGACCGGCTGGAGGGTTTCGTCCGGATCGTCCGTTTTCGCATAAAGGTCCGCGTCCGGGATCTCGGTTTCTTCCATTATGGCCTGCAGGATCTCGGCAGGTGAATTCATTCCTTCCCCTCCGCCTTCGGCGTCCCGTCAGGATTCAGGCTTTTCCGCTGAAATTCCATCCTGGTCTTCGTCGCCCTTATCTCCTCCTCCGTGAAAGCGCCCAGGGCCGCGTATCTCCGGATAATCACATCGCAATATATCGGGTCCATTTCAATCAGGCGGGCTGTCCTTCCCTCCCGGTCCGCTGCGATCAGCGTTGTCCCCGATCCTCCGAATGGGTCCAGGACCATCTCTTTTGGCCTGGACGAGTTCCTGATGGCCCGCTGGACGATTTCGAGCGGCTTCTGGGTCGGGTGAAGCATCGTGGCGCTCGCCCTCCGGGATGCCTCCCAGACGTCGGCTTCGATCTTGTCCTTCGCGAAATAATGGGCGCCGCCATTCCAGCCGTAAAGGATGGGCGTCGCTTTTTTCGCTCCGTTTTTCGCCTTCAGGATCATTTCGTGTTTTTTCTTGTAATCCTCCCATCCCATCGATGTCTGGTTTTTGACCCAGATAATCGGGCCGCTGTAAACCATCCCTGCAAATTTAATGCCGTAAACAAAAGCCGGGTAGGAGGAATATCCGCTGCAAATGTAAAAGACGCCGCCCTTCTTGGTGTTCTCCGCCAGGCGGCTCATGAATTGGGTTGTGAAATTTATAAACTCCCCCGCCTCCATATTGTCGTTCATGATTTTCTTGAATTTCGTTCCTTCGTAGTCGACATTATAAGGCGGATCGCAGAATACTAGGTCCGCCTTCGCTCCCTCGAGGAGCGCCTCGTAACAGTCGGGTTGTGTCGAATCCCCACAAAGCAGCCGGTGCGGTCCTAATTGATAAATATCGCCAATCTCGCTTTCCGGCGCCGCCTCTGGCTTCGGGACCGTGTCTTCCTCCGCTCCACCGCCCGACGGCCCGTATTGATTCAGGAGGTGCTCGACCGATATCGTGTTCCCGACGTCAAATCTGAAAATCTCAAAAGGCATCTGGTCCTTTTGCCTGTAGGTCAACTCCGCCAGGCCCTGGTCGTCGTATTCGGATATCCGGTCGTTGTCGGATAGCGCGTACATCAATTTTTCGGCGTCATCCTTCGGGTGAACGATCGAAATGTCGACCTCGGTGTGGGCTAATTCCCGGAGCGCCCGGAGCCGGGTGTTCCCTCCAAGCGTGATGTATTTCTTCCCCTCCGGAAAACAAAGAAGCGGCTTGTAAATCCCCAAGCGCACGATCTGGGCCTTCAGCCGGTTGAAGTCTTTGATCTTCGTGTTCCTGGGGTTGTCCTTCCAATTCTCGACCTGATCAATCGGGACGCGTTTTATCTCCATCTATTAATCCTTTTTTTGGGTGGCGATATCGACGATCCGGCTGGTGTTGGCTTCGATCGCCCTGGCCATGCGGCCTGTTGTTGCGTTGCAGTTTGTCTGTATCAATCCGATGATGGCTTTTGTCTCAATGGCCACGGCCGCCGCCGTCGTTGCTTTGTCCGCCGCCGATGTCGCCTGCTTTTTAATCTCCGCCAGCTCTCCGTTCTTGCTTTTGAAATCGCGATATTTCACAAACTCTCGAATCCAGATCCCAATCTGGCCGATAAGAAGAACGGCGATCATGTAAAATGCCGCGACCCAGGTT